AGGCACACCCGCACCTCTACATTTTTATGAGATTCTGTCTCAAAACTTTTACAGCTTAAATTTACTTTATGACTCAACAACCAAAAATAGAAAACCTACCCACCGCAGATCTCATCCCTTACGCGATGAACAGCCGGACGCACTCGGCGGATCAGGTCGGCCAGATCGCAGCGAGCATCAGAGAGTTTGGATTCACCAACCCGGTGCTGATTGACGCCGACAACGGAATCATCGCCGGACACGGCCGATTGCTGGCAGCGCAAAAGCTGAAGCTCGAAGAGGTGCCTTGCATCCGGCTCGGACATTTAACCGAAGCGCAGAAGCGAGCCTATGTGATCGCCGATAACAAGCTGGCGCTAAACGCCGGGTGGGATGAGGACGCATTGAAGGCAGAGCTTGAGCGCCTCAACGAGGACGGATTCGATATTGGCATTATCGGATTCACAAGCGAAGAGTTGGAAGCATTCTCAATCATTGAAGAAAATGAAACCGAAGGACTGACCAACGACGACGACGTCGACGAAAAACCGGATGACCCGGTCAGCAAAGAAGGTGACGTATGGATACTCGGAAACCATAAATTGATGTGTGGAGATTCAACAAGTAAACAGGACATGCAAAAGTTATTTGACGGAGATAAAGCAGATGCATGCTGGACAGATCCTCCTTATAACGTCGACTACGAAGGAAGCGCAGGAAAAATCCAAAACGACAATATGGAAGATGCTCAATTCCGATCCTTCCTCACAAAAGCATTTGAAGCAGCCGCATCGGTTATGAATGACGGCGCGGCTGTTTATGTGGCGCACGCAGACACGGAGGGGTATAACTTTAGAGGAGCATTCAGTGACGCTGGGTTTAAATTGTCGGGATGCCTCGTATGGGTGAAGCCATCTCTGGTGTTAGGAAGAAGTGACTACCAATGGCGGCACGAACCAATACTCTACGGATGGAAAAAGGGAGCTTCACATTTCTGGAAAGGAGGAAGAAAAAACACGACAGTCATCGAGGCCGAAGACTTCCCCATCTCGGTGGAATCCGATGAAAAAATCTCATTCAGGCTAGGAGAAAAGATATACGAGATACAAGGAATGGGCATGACCATAACCGGACATGAATCCTCAATAATTCGAATGGAAAAGCCAAAAAAGAGCGAAATGCATCCAACGATGAAACCAGTGGCGCTGATTATAGATATGCTTCTTAATAGCACTAAAGCAGGAGACATCGTGCTTGATTCATTCGGAGGATCTGGCTCAACCCTTATCGCATGCGAAAAAACTGGGCGAAGGTCTAGACTCATGGAACTGGATCCTAAATTTGCGGATGTGATCGTAAACCGCTGGCAGGAGTTCACCGGGCAGGAAGCTACAAACGAGAAAACAAAAAAGACCTTCGCCGAGACGAAGGCCAGAATGGACGGGAAGGAAACTTAAACTTGAAGCGCCTTAATTGCCATCTCAAGCATCGCATTTGCACGCTCGACAGATTCAAGATCGACGAGTCGGGCGCAACCGCTTTCTGGCGCAGGGAGATTCGTTATTTTCTCTTTGAAAAGGTCGATCAGATCATAATGCCTGTTCGCCTCGTGGTCGTATTTTTTATTAAGTTCTATTTCAGTCATGAGCGCTAAGAAAAAAGCAACAGCAGCGACAAAGCAAGCACCATCCGCAAAAGACCTGATCCGCAAGCGGCAGTTCGCCAATATCGTTGCGAAAGTCCGGGAGGGCAAATCACTGACCAACGCAGAGCAGAAGTTTCTCGACGACTACGAGGAAGCCGAGCAAGAGCAGAAGCAGAGCGTGATCGACGACGAGGCGGTGATGCGGACGGCAGACCTTGTTGACTTCCTCGGCATCAGCGCGGTGCGCGTTGCAGAGCTGGCGAAGGACGGCGTCGCAGTAAAGAAGTCTCACGGCAGATACTACGCGGCAAAGACAATTCAGAACTACATCCGGATGCTCCAGAAGGGGCGCACCTCGAAGCATGGCAGCAGTTCAACGATGGAGGAGTTGCGGCAGCGACTGGTCGACGAGCAGGGGCGCAAGGAGGCTGCGATCGCATCGCTCCGGGAACTGGAGCTGAAGATGAAGGCCGAGTCGCTGGTGCCACAATCCGAAGTCAGCGAGACGATCATCAAGACGTTGACGCCGCTGCGCAGGTTACTCGATGCACTGCCTCGGCATGTGTCATTGATAGCCAACCCGGAAAATCCGAACATCGCGGAGCTGGCGGTCCGCAATGCACTCGACGAGCGAGTATTCGCGGAGATCCAAAAAATTCTACTGGAATACGATGATGAAGATTCTAGCGATTGACGAATCAGAATAAATGAACTGCAATCACTTTTGTCGGTCGGGAATGGTGCCGGGGGAGATCCTCGGACGGGTTTGCATGTGTTACCTATTGAAACACTCGGCTGACATTCTTTTAAACGGGGGCGCTCGGTGATCGACCCGGCGCTTGCGCCGGGGACGCAGGTTCGATTCCTGCCGCCTCCATTTACAAATCAGTTTTTATCATGGCGGGAAACATAGAAATCGACTCCAGAGGGTTCAACAGAATGATCCGTGAACTGAAGAAAATGAATCAGGCAGCAGCGCGGCCAGTGGTTCGAGCTGTAACAAAAGACGTCTTAGCATCAGCAGCCAAGAAAACGAACAGAGCCAAAGTGTCCGCTATCAATGAGTCGGTCGAGAAAAAATTCAGGAAGCCGTTCGAGGTAGCAGGCGCAGGCTTCGTAGGTATCACAAAAGCGGGCAAGGTATGGGTCAACCTTGCATCGTGGGGCGATAAGAAAAAATGGGCTTTGCTGCACACTGACGGCAAGCTAAAGAATGTGCCGGGCGAGGTCCGCCGCACAGGTCGATACAAACCGGGGTCAAAAGTAAATCTTGGCCAAAAAAACAAGTCAGCTATCAATGCCATGATAAAGGCGTCGAAGGAATGGATGGCGCGGGAGAAGAAGTATCGAAAGTCTGTCGCCGGGTTAGGGAAGGCGTCATGGTATCACCTAATGCGAATGCTCAAGCTAGGAATTCCAGCAGGCGCTCCGGGTTACGCAACGAAGATGAAAATAACACCAGAAGTCAGACGAGCGCTCAGAGCATGGGAATCGATCCGGGGCAGAGACGACTTCTCTATTACTGTCTCAAATGTAGTGCAGTCGTGCCTTAATCCGAAAGCAGGCGGGATCCGGGCATTTCAAAATGCTTTGAACGGGCAGGTCAAAAACTTTCAGACACGAATGGCGAAAGATTCGAAAGCATATGCAAAACAGTTCGCGGCAAAGCACGGCTTCACAGTCAAGTAAAGACGCGGCTCAGTTATTCGCGCCGCGAGAGTTGAAGCCTCCGGTCGAATGGGCGGCACAGAATTGCTTGCTCCGGGACAACGTCTCAGAGCTACCCGGTTCGCTGCGCCTTTTTCAATACGCGCACGAGCCGGTCAATTCGTTGGTCAATCCGCGAGTGCAGAAAGTGACTCTCTGCTGGGGATCGCAGAGCAGCAAGACTACGAGCATGTATGCGGGCGTCGCTTATCTTCTCAGCGAATTCCCGAAGGACACGCTCTGGATCATGCCGAGCGCGGAGAATGCGCGGGCGTTCTCGAAGGGGAGATGGCTCCCGTTCGTCGAGGACTGCATACCGCTCAGGGCGCAGTGTCCGCTTTCAGCGGCGACGGGGCGCATCGACTCGGATAAGATCACAAACATGCGGCAGGAGTTTCTAAGCTGCACGCTGACATTCGCAGGCGCCGGGTCCGAGAACAACGTGAAGTCTGCACCAATAGCGTATCTGGTGCTAGACGAGATCGACGAGATCGACCCGGATATTCGACTGGCGGCGCTCGAGCGGATCAAAGGGCGCCGGGAGTATAAGATCATTCAGACGTCGACGCCGAAGGATGAGGTCGGCGGCATTTGGGAGGAGTATCTTTATGGAGACCAGCGGCGCTACTTCGTGCCTTGTCCACATTGTGATGAGATGATCGAGTTGCAATGGCGGCAGGACGGTCCAGATGGTAAGAAGCGATACGGCATCGCATTCGACGAGAACGCTAAACTGGAAGACGGCACGTGGGACTTTGATCTTGTGGCGAGAACATCTTACTACAGGTGCCAGTGTTGCGATGGCAAGATACTCGACGCGCACAAGCCGGGCATGATCAAGGCAGGCGAATGGCGGGCGCAGAATCTTACGGCGCCTCCCGGGCATCGCAGCTATCACCTGAACTCACTCTACGCTCCGGCGATCACGTTCGCCAGCATGATGGTCAACTGGCTGCAGGCCAGCGGTTCGACGCATGGACTAAAGAAATTCATTCAGGGCAATCTGGCCTAGCCTTGGCGCGAGGACTGGGCGAACACCGACGAGTCGGAGGCAAACGAGCTGGAGGCAGAGCATCAGCGCGGCGAGTTGGTCGGCGAGTATCGCATCATCGCTGCGGATACGCAAACAGATTCTTTCTGGTTCGTGGTCCGAGGGTTCGACCGGGACGGCAAGAGTTATCTGGTCGACTGCGGGCAAGTCGCATCGTTCGGGGAGCTGGATGAGAAGTTCAGCCAACACGCTTGCCACACCGGGATCATCGACTGCGCGGGCGACCGGACCGCAGAAATTTACGAGGCGGTATTCAAGCGGCGCGGTCAATGGTTCGGATCCCGGGGATGGAATGATCTCGGACAGGGGCAGCCGTATCGGATGCAGATGAAGGATCCGTTCACGGGTGACACTAAGGGCCGAGCCGGGCGCAGTAAGATTCGCTACCTGCACATCAATAAGGGCGTTTACGAGGACGAGATGGCGCGGCTCCGGTCGCGGCAGATCAGCGGATTCTATACTTTCAAAGACACGCCAGATGTTTACTACAAGCAACTGTTCTCAACCTACTGGGTGAAGGAGACGACCAAGAGCGGTCACGTCAAAACGGTCAAGAAGATGAAGCGCAACCGGGGCGATCACTTATGGGACTGCGAGATCATGGCTAGGGCGTTGTCAAAGTTCATCGGGATAGCTCGGGCCGACCGTAGCGTGACATCGCCGACAGCGGTGGACGAGCCAAAGCCAAAGCAGAAGCGGCCGGGGTCAAGCAGGAGCCGAAGCGCAACGGGATTCTGGTAATGCAAAATTTTACTACATTTCTACAAGCATGGACGCAGGTGCTGCTGGTGGTTCTAAACACTTGGCAGATCGCCAACGGCAAGATCGTCGGGGCGCTGATCGTGGGCTTTCTGATCTCACTGGTCTGGACGTTCAACGTAAAACGTGCGGCGTTCGCGACATGGACGACGCGAATCATTTATTGCGCCGGGGCATCAGCCGGGACCGGGACCGGGCTTTTACTGACAGATTTGCTTTACTAAAAAAAATCATTTTTTTGAAAATAGTGCTTGAACTGGGGAATAAGACGTGCATTGTTGTATACAAGCTCAAGAGAGCGAAACAAAAACACCTAATCAAATCACGACATGAAAAAAGAATACATCATTCAAGGAACCGACAAGAGCTACTATCGCACAACATGCGAAGGCGAGTCTGCAATGACAATGGGCTTTGCAGAGCCTATTCGATTTGCTAAAAGAGCGACTGCTGAAAGGCACTTAAATATCGCTCTCAAAATGGACGCAACTGCAGCGATCAAGGAGATTTAATTCGATGAATGACCGCTACCCAACACAAGCCGAAATCAAAACGATACGCGATGCTTATCAAAAACTTAAATGCAAGGGCGTCGCATTTCTCGATAAATTAGGATACTTCGAGACTATATCTGAGCGCTGGAGCCGAAAACAAATTGAATCTATCTACATTGATTGGGGTCAAGTTAAACTTACGCGCAACGCATTAGGACAATTGAAAATCGAACAGCAATAAATTTTTTACATATAGTCATAGGTGGAAGCCGTCACTCGAAAGGGTGGCGGCTTTTTCGTGCCTAGAATTGACAGCGCAGCCTTTTGCAATGGCTGCCACAACTTCAACGACTCAACTTGTCCAGATCCGCGACAAGCTTCTCACTGCGATCAACAAGCTCGCGGAGGAGGGCGTGACTTCCTACTCGATCGGTGACCAGACGTTCAGTCTGGCCGACGTGGGCAACCTTATCTCGCAGGTCGAGAAACTCGACAAGATGATCGCTCTGAAGGATCGGACGCTCGGCGGGCGCGGCCGCAACCGGATCACGATGCAAAATTTCAATGGCTAACAAAACGAAAAAACCATCACGCATCGGTCTAGCGACCAAGCAATTCTGGAAAGCTTTCCGGGGCTACGATGCAATCACGCAAACACGATACCGGGCGCGTCGCGGCGTGGACGCGATCCGCAGCGAAGAGGTCGAGCTATCGAACTACGACCGCGACAGGCTCGTCAGCGCCTGCGTCGAGTTCCGTCGCAACAACCCAGTTGTCGCCTCGATGTCTCGGCTCCGCAAGGCGGACGTGGTCGGGCGCGGGATCATACCGCAGCCGACGACAGGCGATGAGGCGACTGACGAGAAAATCGAGGAGGAGTGGCAGAAGTTCGCAAGTGACCCGGACATCGCCGGGCAGATGGACATGCGAGAGATCCAGCAACAGATGGTCGACTCGCTTTTGTTCTACGGCGACTGCGGACTTCACATCAACAATCGCAAGATCCAGTTCATCGACGGCAGTCGCATCGGAAACCCGAGCGGCCAGCACACCGGGAGCGAGTCAGCGAAATTTCAAAACGGCGTCGAGATTGACGACGTGGGCAGGCCAATCAGCTACACGGTCGGGGACCGGGTGAACGGCGTCATACGCAATCAGCGCGAGATTAGCGCTCGAAACTTCATCCCATTCTTCCGTAGGATGCGGCCGGTGCAATATCGAGGCATCCCGGAGCTGGCTCCTATCCTGAACACTTTGCAGGACTGCGACGAATACGATCGAGTCGAGATGATCGCAGCCAAGATCAGCGCATCGCTTTCCGTCGTGGTGAAGCGTGAGAATAGCTACGAATTTGAGTTGCAGAATCGAATGGACGGGTCGGATCAAGACGGGGACGGAAACCTCGAACAGTTCGAGCCGGGGCGCTTTCATTACATGGAGCCCGGAGAGGACGTCAGCGTCATCAGCAGCAACGGCAGACCAAACGTCGACGGCATCCAGTGGGTGAGCTACCTGCTCCGCAAGGCAGGCAGCGCGGTCGGTATCCCGCTCGAATTCCTGCTCATGGAGATCGGCGGCAGTTCGTTCTCAGCTTCGCAGGGCGTGGTGCTACAATACCAGCAGACAATCGAGTCCTACCAGAGCGACGTCATCCGAGTGATGGACCGACTCTACCGCAGATGGCTCTCGCAGATCATCAAGGACGGCGTGATCGACATGGCGCAGGCACCTTCGCCTTTCGGCGTCAGGTGGCAGCGGCCGGCTTTTCGATGGATCAACCGGGCGGCACAAGTCAAGGCGGACATGGAATACTTCCGGGCCGGGGCTATGTCGCTGGACGACATCACGGCACCATTCGGCTACACGGCCGAGGACGTGCTTCGACGCAAGGCGCAGAACATCCGCAAGGCGCAGCAGATCGCAGAGGCTAATGGCCTCGACTGGAAGGAACTTATCAACCCATTCCCGACAAGCATCAGCGGAAACTACACCGAAGTTGTCGAAGGAAAACCAGTCTAATGCCATTACCAAAACCAGATCCAACCGAGGAGCGCAACGAGTTTCTACAGCGTTGCATGATCGACGACACATCCGTCGAGGACTTCCCGGATGAAAAGCAGCGCATCGCTGTTTGCATTCGGCAGTGGGATCAAAGCACGAGTGAGGATTCGATGGCGTTCGCAGACAGCTACAACGATTACCCGGAGAGCGCATCGAACAACGCAAAAAAAGTTCTGCGCTGGCGTGACGAGTATGGCGACGAGGTAAAAGGAATGACGGCAGTCGGGTGGACCCGGGCTAATCAACTCGCCAAGCGCGAGAAAATCAGCCGGGAAACGATTGCACGCATGGCCTCATTTAAGCGGCACCAGAAGAACGCAGAGATCGACCCTAAGTTCAGGGGGACGCCTTGGAAAGATGCGGGCTACGTCGCATGGCTCGGGTGGGGCGGCACCTCAGGAGTCGAGTGGGCGATCCGCAAGCTCAAACAAATTGACAAAACGGCAGCTAGTAACATGGAGAAAAAATTCGCATTTGGGATTCAGGGTATCGACGAGAGCAAAGTCGACCGGGACGCAGGCACAATGATGGGCGTCTCGCTTATTTCAGTCGGCCCGGCGCTAGGGCACGGGCTTTTCGTTGACGGCAAATCATTAGAGACCATCGAGGACGAGCTAGATGATGCAAAGCTTCCGGCATACATCACGCACCGGGGCGCTTTGTTCGAGGACCGACTGACGCGTGAAGTCGGAATTTTTAGCAATTTCAGGATCGAGGGGGACCGATTGCTCGGGGATTTCCAAGCATTTGATTCTTTCCGGGAGGATGACGCTCGCAAATTCAACCGGCTGTTCGAGATGGCCCAGAAGATGCCAGAGCGATTCGGGCTAAGCATCGTATTCTCCGCGACGACAGCATGGGCGACTCCAGACGGCGACATCCAGCTAAGTGAGCAACCAGAGGACGCTCTTTTCGAATATCCATCTATCCGCGTCGAGGAGGTATCCAGCGCGGACTTTGTAGACTCTCCGGCTGCCAACCAGCGCGGCCTTTTCTCAAAAATTGACAACCCAACTATCAGCAAGATGACAAAAGCAGAATTGACAGAAAAGAATGACGAGCTGGTCGCAGAAGCCGAAGCGCTTGAGGCCAAAATCGTCGAATTGCAAACGAAGCTCGAGGAACACTCAGAGGACGAGGCCAGCATGGAATCGCTCGCAGAGGAAAACGAAAAGCTCAAAGAAGAGAACGAATCTCTCAAAGCAGAGCTCGAAGATCTCAAAGGCAAAATGACTGAAGGCGAGGAGGAAATGAGCAAACTCAAAGAAGAGCTTGGATCCAGCCAAGCAAAAGCCGAAGAGGACGCAGGCGAGATCATGGCAAAAGAGGCACGCATCGCGGAGCTTTCCAAACTTATCGAAGGCAGCGACCCGGTCCATTTTTCCGAAGGTGCAGCCGACTACACTCCAAGCAAAGTCAACCGAAACAAAGCAATCGCTGAATACGCGGCAGAGCATGGCATCAGCGAATTCACAGCCACTCTACGTCTCGGCAAGGAGAAGCCAGAAATTTTCACACTCTAATTTTAACCAATAACTATTATGGCATATACAACTACAGATGGTCTTAAAAAGACTTTTACCGCCACCGCAACGGTCGGTCAATATCGCGTCGTTTTCCTCAATGGAGGCGACGTTCAACACGGCGCTGACAGCTCCGGCGGCGTATCAATCGGCGCAACAGATCGCGCCGCTGACGCAGGCAGCGACGTAACAGTGGTGCTGGCCAATGGAGGCGGCACCGCATCCATCGAAGCATCCGAAACAATCACCGCAGGCGACGCAGTTTATGCAGCAGCCGACGGCAAGATCGGCATCGCTGGAACTCTCACCGAGGATGTCCTAGTCGGCTATGCGCTTGAATCCGCGGTCGATGGCGACGTCATCGAAGTCCTCTTCGCTTAACACTTAACGACAAAATTATTATGGCTCTTTCAACTACAGCAGCATTCAATCCGATTCTTTCGGAGGCACTCAACCAGATCGGTGAGAACCAATTCGTTGGCACTCGCATCCTTCCAGTTCGCAATGTGTCCTCGAAAAACGGCGACTATCCAGTATTCGGGGCAAATCAGTTTGATCTGAACGCTTCGCAAACACGCTCTCCCGGCAGCGCATTCGCTCGCCGTGATTTCGACTACGACAAGCAAAGCTACGCTTGCCTACAATACGCGCTCGAAGGCGTTCTTCCTGACGAAGACGAATCTGAGGCAGCCGAGAACGGCATCAGCGACGCAGCCGCTGCAATCGCTCAAAAGCTCCAGCGCGACCTGATGGTCGGCCACGAGCTGCGCGTTGCATCCGCTATCGCCAACGCATCATTCACAACTGCCGACACCAGCGCAGCCATGAGCGACGCCTCTGCCGCAACTCCAATCAAGGACATCCAGAATGCAGTTGAGATTCTCAACGGGAACGGATTCTATGACAATCTCGCATTGATTATCGAGCTCTCCGTCTTCAACGAGATGATAAACACCGACGACGTTCGCTCGATCTTCAACGGCAACGGCCAATACACCGACCGTCAAGTTCTCCAAGCCGCACTCGGCGTGAACGACATCATCATCTGCCCAACTCGCTACAACAGCGCAGCCAAGGGTAAGAGTGCTGTTCGCAGCAAGGTCTGGTCCACAAGCGAATACTACGTTGCGCAAGTCGCCGGTGGCGAGTTCAGCAACGGCGGTATCGGCCGGACACTGGCATTCCCTCAAGGTGGCGGCGTATTTACAGCGGAGACCTACCGCGATGAGCCTATCAAGAGTGATGTTCTCCGCGTCTACAACACTGTTGACGAAGTTATCATCAACACCAACGCAGGCATCCAGCTTTCTGCTGACTCCTAAGCATTAGCGTCAACCATTATCCAAAAGCCGTCACTCGCAAGGGTGGCGGCTTTTTACATTCCCGGCATAAGTAGATGAGCATTATTTCAAGCAGCCTAATAGGCGACAATCTCAACTTCGCAGTGGCCAACATGCAGACGACATTGACGGCGGTCACACCGACGAACAGCGAGACCTATGTCGCCAACAAGCAGGACATGGAGGTGGCGTTCGATATATTTGAGGACGGCAGAGAGGTCACAATCGACACGAGATTCTACCTGAACAAAATGAGCTACACCAACCTGCCGACGAAAGGCATGATCTTGACAGATGGGACGCGGAACTACAAGGTGATGTCTACTCACAATGACTCAGCCAATGTCACACTCAGAATCGACTGCTCCGCACAATATCAACGAGGCTAGACTCGTTCTCTATTTGATCGGTTACGCGCCGGACGCTCATTATCTTGAGCGACTGCTGAAAAGCATGAAGGGTGCAGTCGATCATCTATGCTTTGTCAACACCGACGACACCGACGACTGCCTGCGCGTGATCGAGTCAAGCGGGATCCCATTTGATTATGATGTGCACACATTCCCGGAGCGGAGCAAGTTCGACTTCTCACTGGTCAGGAACAAAGCGCGACTGATGGCAGAGAAGCACGGCGAGTGGGTCATGTGGCTGGACTGTGATGATGAGAT